GGATGTTAACAGGCTTTTGAAATTAGATCCCGGCAACACACAACTTCTTCAGCAGAAACAGAGGTTGCTTGGCGAAGCGATAGGCGAAACCAAAACCAAACTGGAACAGCTGAAGGAAGCACAAGAAAAGGCATCTGAAGCACTGGCAAACGGTGAAATCAATCAAAACCAGTACGATGCTTTACAGCGTGAAATCATCGAGACTGAAGCCAATCTGAAGAAATTGGAACAGCAAGCCGAAGAAACCACAAAAGCACTTCAAGACCCGTCCATGTTCGATAACATCGGAAAAGCGGGTCAGAAACTGCAAGAGATTGGCGACAAGGTTTCTACTGTTGGCAAAGGTCTGACAAAAGGCGTTACCGCTCCAATCATAGCAATGGGGGCGGCGTCCGTAAAGGCTTTTAACGAAGTTGATGCGGGGATTGATACCATCGTTGCGAAGACGGGTGCTTCCGGTCAAGCACTGGATAAAATGACCGCTTCCATGGAGAACATCGCAACACGGATCCCGACAGATTTCGAAACTGCGGGGGCGGCGGTCGGTGAAGTAAACACCCGGTTCGGTCTGACTGGACAAGCACTTGAAGACCTTTCCGAAAAGTTTGTGAAATTCGCCGAACTGAATGGGACTGACGTATCGTCAGCGGTTGACCAAACCCAAAAGGTCATGGAAGCTTTCGGTGTTAAGACTGAAGATGCAGGGGCAATGTTGGACACGCTGAACGCTGTCGGACAGTCCACAGGAATCAGCATGGACACCCTGACTTCTGCGATGGTCACCAACTCGGCCGCCTTGAATGAAATGGGATTGTCTGCAAGTGATTCCGCTTACTTTATCGGCAACCTTGAAAAGTCGGGAATTGACACTTCCCAAGCAATGACAGGCTTGAAGAAAGCCACAGTCGAAGCCGCCAAGGAAGGAAAGACCCTTCCCGATGTTCTTCGTGGATTCTCCGACACGATGAATTCGACAAAGTCGGACACCGAAAAGCTACAGGAAGCAATCGACATTTTCGGAAGCAAGGCAGGCCCGGCTATCTATCAAGCGATGAAGACCGGGACGCTTTCTCTTGATGAACTGGGTACATCACTACAGGACAATCTTGGAAATTTAGATAAGACCTATGAAGGAACGTTAGACGGAACCGACAAATTAAAGACCACGTTCAACGAATTGAAAATTGCGGGTGCTGAATTGGGCGGTGCTATCGGTGATACGCTTGCACCCATCCTTGAATCCTTGGCGGGTGTTATCCGAAATGTTGCGAAGTGGTTTGAAAACCTTGACCCAAAGACAAAAGAAATGATTGTCAAAATCGGACTTTTGGCGGCGGCTATCGGCCCGGTTGTGTTTGTGGTCGGAAAGGTCATTTCCGTTATCGGAACCGTTATGAGTTTGATAAGCACCATCGGCCCGATCATAGCCGGATTAACTGGCCCGATTGGATTAGTGGTTGCGGCGATTGCTGGAGCAATAGCTGTTGGAGTCCTTTTATATCAGCACTGGGACGAAATCAAAGCAAAGGCTTCCGAAGTATGGGAAGGAATCAAAAACATAATTTTAGGTGTATTTGAATTCTTTAAAGGAATCCCGGAAAGATGGTCGGCATTGTGGGAAGGTCTGAAAAATGTATTCATCGGCTTTTGGACTTCCTTGATGGAAAACCCAATTATACAGCTTTTCCTTCAGCTGATAACGGACGAATTGGGTATATTCACCGGGACGCTTTCGGGCATTTGGGAGAATATACGGCAAATCGCCTCAACAGCTTGGGAACTTATTAAAACCGCCATTCTCGGCCCTGTCGCATTGATTGTTGACCTTGTAACCGGGGATTTCGGAAAACTTCGGGATGATGCAAAAGACATTTGGAGCAACCTCAAAGATTTATCTTCCCAGTTGTGGGAGGAAATAAAGACTTTAATCACAGACTTCGCAAGCGACATTTTCGAAGGTGTCAAAGATACATTCGGAAACCTTCGGGACAATATTTCCGACATTTGGAATCGTGTCAAAGATGAAGCTTCAAGAATGTGGCAGGGAATCAAAAGCACGGTTGAGAGTTGGGCAAACAGTGCGAAAGATAGTGCTGTAAATGCCTTTAATAATGTCGTGACTGGAATTTCAAACGCTCTTTCGGGATTGTATGGTGTTGTATCTGATGCCTTTTCCGGGGCGGTGGATGCTATCGAAGATTTCGTGGATGACGCTTGGGATTGGGGTTATGACTTGATGGTCAACTTCGCCGAAGGTATCGCAAATGGCGTTACTTGGGTGTGGGACGAAGTTTGGGATTTGGTGGACTGGATTGAAGACATGATTGGATTTTCCGAACCCGATAAAGGCCCATTATCCCGGTTCCATACATACGGCCCGGACATGATGAAATTACTTGCTTCCGGCATCAAAGACAATGCTTATCTTGTACAGGATGCGATTGGTGATGTTGCCGGGGTGCTGTCAGGATCGGTACAGGGTGCAACGCCCGAAACAAACAATTATTCCTATGGCCCGATGTCGATTAATGTTTACGGTGCAGAAGGCCAAGACGTTAGAGAGCTTGCAAGAATCGTTGAAGAAAGAATCAGCGACAACATGAAGAGAACGGGGGCGGTGTTTAGATGAACAAACAAAATTTATTCGTGTTTGACGGAAAATCAAGCATGGAATTTGGCATCGCCCTAACTGGAACTGGCGTTTACGATGCTCCAAAACGTGATTATGAATCCATAGCCGTTCCCGGCAGAAATGGGAATATCACTTTTGACAACGGACGTTATGATAACATTTCTTTGAAGTATACCGCAAACATTGTAAGACGGTTTAAAGATAATGTAGACCATTTTAGGGCGTTCGCTTTGTCAAGGGATGGATATTGCAGATTGGAAGACACCTATCACCCGGATGAATTCCGATTGGCTATGTATTCCGGGCCTTTTCATGTAGACGCAGGGTTCTTGAATCGGTGGGGCGAATTTGATATTGAATTTGATTGTAAGCCACAGAGGTTCTTGAAGTCGGGAGAATTCCCCATTGAAATCCCTGCGGGATCTACGGTCAAAATCAACAACCCCACCTATTACGATTCAAAGCCAATGATTCGATGTCAAGGAAAAGGAAACTTCATTTTCGGAAACGAAACCATCACAATAAACGATCTGACGAACTACGTTGATATTGACTGTGATACGCAAGACGCATTTGAAGGAACGATTAACAGAAATCCCGACATTGAAATCAGAATAGGTCATTGGCCTGTCCTTCAATCGGGAGAAACGGCAATTCAGAATAATACAAACGGTCTGATGACTATTATTCCGAGGTGGTTCACGCTATGATTCCAATTCTATATGAAAGCACAGAAAAGACGTTCAGTTCTAATGGCTTTGGTGGTCTGAAGGACGCTATATCTTGCAAGGTCACCGAGAAGATAAACGGGACTTATGAATTAGAGATGGAATACCCGGTAGACGGACTTCACTTTGAAGACATTAAGGAAAGCCGTTTGATTTATGCCGTTCCCCGTGAGGGAGCAGACCCCGAACCTTTTGAAATCTATCGGATAGGGGAAGAGTTAAAAGGCAAAGTCACGGTGTATGCTTGGCATATAACGTATAAGCTGAACATGATCCCGGTGAAGCCGTTCACGGCTCAATCCCCATCGCAAGCATTAATGCACATTGAATCTCATGCGGTTTCGCCTATCGGATTCACATTGACAGCTGACACATCAAGAACGGGTGCTTATTCGCTGACCGTTCCGAAGTCTGCAAGGGCTGTCATTGGCGAACTGGTTTCCAAGTATAAACTGGAAGTTGAATGGACAAAAGACCGGGTTCACCTCAAAGACAGACGGGGAGCGGACAACGGCGTGAAGGTCGCTTATTCCAAGAACCTCATTTCCGCTTCCCACGATTCCGACATATCCGAAACGGTCACTGGGATTTTACCATACTGGACAGGATTTGAAGCCGGGAGCAATCAAACGAAAGTCATTATTGGTGATAACGTCATCACTGATACAGAACACGTTGATTTATACCCATACAATCATATTATTTCCTATGATTTTTCCAACTGGTTTGAACAAGATTATGTTCCTACGAAAGAAGATTTAGAAACGGCGGCGGCTCAATATTTAGCCAATTACCACACAGGTTTAGCAGATGAATCTACAACCTTCAATTTCGCCCCGTTATGGATGAGCGAAGAATACAAGAGCCGTTCAGCTGTGGAAAGAATCAGTATAGGTGATACGGTACACGTTGTGAGCGAGAATATTAAATTGAATGTCGTTGCAAGAGTGGTCGAATCCACTTGGAACGTACTGAAAGAACGGTATGATTCTTTGATATGCGGTAAAGCCAAGAACGATATTTCACAGCAGATTCAGACTGTGAAAGACTCAATATTGGAAGAATTGCCGTCCAAAACGGATTTACAAATCGCAATCGAAGAAGCAACCGATTTGATTACTGGGAACAAAGGCGGTTTCATTCAGATAAAGAAAGACGCTGAAGGGAAACCGTATGAATTCCTTATCATGGACACCGAAGATGAGCAGACGGCAACCAACGTATGGAGGTTTAACCAGTCGGGTTTCGGGCATTCTTCCACCGGGTACAATGGCCCATATACACTTGCGATGACCCAAGACGGCAAGATCGTTGCTGATTTCATTACAACTGGGACATTAAATGCGGGCGTAATCAAAGCCGGGATGCTTCGGGATTCGGCGGGGAAGAACTACTGGAATCTTGATACCGGCGAATTTTCGTTGCAGTCGGGTGCAGAAATCGGCGGTAAAACCATTAACCAATATTTGAATGATTCACTTACACAAAGAAGCGTATTCAACGCACTGACAAACAACGGTCAGACCCAAGGCATTTACCTTTCGGGTGGTAAAATCTACATCAATGCTTCCTATATCAAATCCGGTACCATTGACTCCGATTACATTGATTTGCATGACGAAATGGCCGTTTATTATGAGGACTATAAGGGCAAAACGTATAGGGGCGGTGTTCTTGGTTCGTACGATGTAGCAGATTATGTCAATATGAGTCATACCTATATTTACGGAACTGGAATCAAATATGGAGAGGCTTTTGTTGGAGTGACAAGAAATGAATCAATCATTGCCGGGGCAACTACTATGAATGGAAGCAATCGCTATCTTGAAATATTGGATTACAGTACTATTCGTGTTGGCTCGTATTCATCCGGATTGTATACAACAAAAACGGGGACTTATAGTTTTGGAGACGGAAAATATATGACATTCAAGCAGGGTTTTCTTGTTGGTGTACAAGGATTTTAAAAAAGGAGTAATTAACATGGCTAAACAGGATTTATTATTGATCTATTCCCGGACAAAGAGAGAAACGGAAGTTGCCGTTGCTCAAGTACAAAGACAATTTAACCTTCCATCATATCTAATGATTGGCATTTTAGAAGGTGTTCTTTCTAAATTCAAAGATGAAGCACTAATGGAATTATCCGCTTCGTCCGATAGATATGCAGAAGCGTTACAGCAAGAAGCAGAAAAGGAAAAGGGGGAAAACAATGCTACCTTTACAAACGAGTCTGATTCTTAATCTTATACCGGGCGGTTCCGTTCGCCCTGCTGTCAAGGTGTCGCAAAATGACACCGACAGCAGAACGGTTGTCGCTCAACTCTACCACGGGTCAACGGCTGTGTCCGATGTTTCCGGTGTGACAGCGAGCGTTTCCTGTACCGCTCCCGATGGGCAGGAATACACGCTGAATTCTACACTTTCCGCAGGGAATCCCGCTACTGCAACTTTCACCATCACGGAAGAGGTTACGGGGATAGCGGGATTTGTTGACTGCGAACTGGTTTTGATGGACGGAGATAAACGCATTGGGTCGGGTAATTTTTGGATTAAGGTCGAAGCCGAACCGGGTGCGATTGTGTCCGCAGAATACGAATCCATCAAGGAAATCAAGGAAGCCACAGAAAGAGCAAGGCGAGAAATCGACAGCATTCAAGCCGAACTGATGAACCGGGTTTCCTTGGTAGAAGGTGACATTGCGGAAGTCATCACAGCCAACGAAGAACAGGATATTGCTTTAGAATCCCTTGCGAGACAAGCCGAAAGCTATACTGATGCTTTAGAGGTAGATCCGGAAGGACTGGTATATCTCTTGCACAATGGCGAACGTATCGCCGGGCCTTATGGGCCGTTTGCGGGTGGCGGTAGCGGTGGCGGTGGTTCCGGCAATAACGCCGTGTTGACCGTCACCAATACTTCGGGGTTTGTTTCCAAAACCATTGCTGAAGGTGATGACCTTAATTTAACTATTACATGGTCTTCCATCGAAGATGAAATGCCAACAGGAAACGGCACTGTGAAAGTATCGGTAAACGGTGCGACAAAGTATCAAGCAGATGTTGCACAAGGTATCGTTGTAGTAAATGCGGGTGATTATGTTTCTGCGGGTGGTAATGTTGTTAAAATCAATATTTCCGATATATACGGGAATAACAAGACCGTATCATTCAATATCACATCTGTTGCGATTTCCATTTCTTCGACATTCGATTCGGCTACACCTGTAACGGGTGCAATCGTGTTCCCGTATACCCCTGTTGGAGCGGTTTCAAAGACCATTTATTTCGCAGTGGACGGAACAACGGTTTCGCTTGTTACCACATCGGTTTCGGGTCGAAATCTGACGCAGAACCTTCCGGCTCAAAGACACGGAGCGCACACCCTTGAAGTATGGTTCGAATGTATTATCAACGGGCAGGAAGTCGAAAGTAATCATTTATACTACGAAGTGATTTGCATCGAAGAAGGAAATACGACACCGATCATTGCATCTTCCTATAACAAGAATACGATTCAGCAATATGATACGGTCATGATCCCGTATAGTGTATATACACCCGACAGCCTTGATTCACAGTTAGAAGTAAAGGTGAACGGGAACACGGTTTCCGAAATCACAGTGGACAGAACACAGCACGTTTTTTCGTACCGTGCGGATGATGTCGGAACCATGAACATTAGATTCAAAAGCGGGTCTGCTACAAAGTCATTCAGCATCACGGTTGAAGAATCTGATATTGATGTTGAGCCAGTAACGGACAACCTTTCTTTATATCTGACCAGTGCGGGACGTTCTAACGGTGAAGCAAACCCCGCCGTTTGGGAATACGAAACCATTTCGGCTTCCCTCACAGGGTTCAATTTTACCACTGACGGTTGGCAAAGAGATGCTGACGGGATAACAGCACTTCGGGTAATGGGAAGCGCAAGGGTTTCCATCCCTTACAAACCATTTGCCACAGACTTCAGAGCGACAGGGAAAACGATAGAAATCGAATTTGCAACACGGGATATACTGGATTATGAAACACCTGTTATCTCTTGTTATGCGGGAAATAGAGGGCTTCTGATAACCCCGCAGAAAGCGACTTTAAAATCTGAACAGTCCGAAATCTCCATGCAGTACAAAGAGGATGAACATATCAGACTTGCTTTTGTCGTTTCCAAACGTGCGGGGAATCGGTTGGTTCTTGTCTATATTAACGGCATTGCTTCGGGTGTAATCCAGTATCCCGACAATGACGACTTTTCACAGACGAACCCGGTAAATATTACTATTGGAGCCGATGGATGTACAACCGATGTATATTGCATTCGGGTCTATGATAACGATTTGAATCGTGGGGAGATTTTGGACAACTGGATCGCCGACACGCAAATCGGTGCAACCATGCTTCAGCGGTACAGACATAACGATGTCATTGACGCTTATGGAAATGTAGTCATCAATAAGCTTCCCGCTGATTTGCCGTATATGATTATCGAAGCCGAAGAATTGCCACAGTATAAAGGCGACAAAAAGACGGTTAAAGGCGAATATGTTGACCCTGTAACGAATTCCAAAAGCTTCACGTTTGAAGGATGTCAAATCAACGTGCAGGGTACATCTTCCGCACCTTACGCACGAAAAAACTACGATATGCAGTTTAAAGGCGGTTTTGATTTGACCATGAGCGGGAACCACGTTGACAACTACGCTTTGACACCAAACATTGTTCCGTTCAATCGGTTTGTTCTGAAAGCAGACGTTGCTTCTTCAGAATCCGCAAACAATGTCGAACTTGTCAAATTGTATTGCGATGCAAACCCGTTTACAAGACGGGAACAGGTGGATAATCCGAAGGTCAGACAAGGTATATACGGCTTCCCTATCGTATTGTTTTGGCGGGATGCGAACACGCAGACCGTTCAGTTCATGGGTAAATATAACTTCAACCTTCCGAAACGTGCGCCCGGCCCGTATGGTTATAGCGACACCATGGAATCTTGGGAATTCCAAAACAACACGTCAAATCTGATGCTTTTCAAAACTGATTACTTTGACCAAACCATGGTTAAAGACCCGACCACGGGCGATGAAAAAGAAGCGTGGCGGTATGACTACGAAGCAAGATTCCCTTCGGACGAATGGACAAATACGGCGAAATTGCAGGAACTGCAATCCTTTATTTATTCCACATATAGAGCCAATGCGACAGGCGATGCGTTAGAAACCCCGGTAACATATGGACAGGGCGATGATGCTGTCACCTACACCAACGACACAGCCGATTACAGACTGGCGAAATTCAAATATGAATTCGGAAAATATGCGGAAGTTGATTCGTTCATTTTCTATTACATCTTCACCGAATTATTCTTGATGGTAGATAGCAGAGCGAAGAACCTTTTCATCGGCTTCAGCGGGTCAGATGCTACAGGAACGACAGCCATTGACAGAAAAGCCGTTGCGGAACCTTATGACATGGACACAGCAATCGGAACCAACAATGAAGGCTCGTTGGTGTTCGGTTATTCCTTGGAAGATACCGACCATATTGAAGGCGCAGACGTTTTCAACGGTCAAGAATCCGTGCTTTGGAACAATGTTCGGGATGCTTTCCCGTCTGAAATCGTTCAGATGTATCAGACCCTTCGGTCGAATGGAATCATTTCTTTCGCTACTGTAGAACGGCGATTCGAAGAGCATCAAGCCAAATGGCCCGAAGCGATTTTTAACGAAGACAGTTGGTTCAAGTATATCGACCCGCTGACTAATCCGGATCCCGGCAAAGATCCGACAGCGGTATATCTTCCGATGATGCAGGGAAGCAAAGCCGAACAGCGTAAATGGTGGCTTTACAATCGGTTCCGTTATATGGATTCCAAGTGGAATGCGGGTGATGCTCTTTCCGATGTCATTCAGATTAGAGGTTATGCGAAATCTAATGTCACGGTCACACCTTATGCAGACATATATCCCACGGTGAAATATGGTTCGTACCTTGTAAGCGAAAGAGGGCAACACGGTGTAGCGACTACGTTGATTTGCCCGCTTGATAATGTAAACGATACGGAAATCTACATCTACTCCGCTTCACAGCTTGCAAGCGTGGGAGATTTGAGCGGTTTCAAAGTCGGTTTCGCTGACTTTCACAACGCAACCAAATTACAGTCAATCAAACTGGGTGATAGTGCTTTAGGGTATGAGAACCCCAATTTGAAAGACTTGACACTTGGAAACAATGTATTGTTGAAAACCGTTGATGTCAGAAACTGCGGGAACCTTGTTAACCCTGTAGATATGAGCGGTTGCAGAAATCTTGAAAACGTCTATTTCGAAGGCACTGCGGTAACTGGTGTAACGCTTCCGATTGGCGGTAATTTGAAGGTCATCCATTTACCCGGGACAATCACAAATCTGACTATTCGAAATCACCCGTCATTAACAGATTTGACGGTTGACAGTTACGACAACATTTCCACGCTATGGCTTGAGAACATCGGGAATACTGTTGACATGAGAACGGCACTTGAAGCGATCCCGGCAACCAGTAGAGTTAGATTGGTTGGATTCTATTGGGAATGCGAAGATGTCACCGAAATTGAAGAATTGTATGATTTACTGGATACGATGCGGGGTCTTGATGAACATGGGAACAACATGGAAAAGGCTCAAGTATCCGGCACGATCCACACAGGCTCTTTGACAGGTGCGCAGATAGCGGAATTCAACGCAAGGTATCAGTATGTCACAGTTACAGCAGACCATACCTCTGCAGTGCTTCGGTATTATAACTACGATGGAACGAGTTTGCTCAATACGGAGACAGTGCTTGACGGTGGCAATGGTACATACACAGGAACACCGACAAGAGCCAGCACAGCCCAGTACGACTACAACTTTGTTGGTTGGAACACGGCGAAAAACGCCACATCTGCACAGGCATCGGCTACGCAGAACGTCACGGCTGACAGGGATGTATACGCCGCCTACACGGCTACGGTCAGAAAGTACACTGTCTACTTCTACAATGGTTCAACACTTCTGCAGACCGTCAATAATGTGCCTTATGGCGGGTCAGCCACCTACACAGGAAGCACACCTGTCGACCAATCGGGACAGGGTATGCCGTTTGAAGAGTGGAATCCTAAACCTACAAACATTGTAGGGAATACGTCTTGCTATGCGCAGTTCCAAAGCCTCGAACAGGAAACAATCGATGACAGTTGGGCAGACATCATCGCAAGCACGAAAGACGGCACTTACTCCACAAAGTACAGCATCGGCGACACAAAGATGCTTGACCTTGGAAGCGAGGGCAAAGTCCTCATGCAGTTAGTCGGCATTGATGCAGACGACAAAGCGGATGGAACAGGCAAGGCTCCGACAACTTGGATTAGTAAAC